CGACCTTTCGGTCTATGTACTTGAGCTGAAGGCGTACCTTGTCTTGGTAGATGGTCGTGTCCTTTAGCACCTCCAATGTGTCCAACAGGTACTTTGTTTCGGTTACAATCACCGTGTCCTTCACAATCACACTCTGAAGGATAGGTTGAGCAGTACGGCATCCGCTAACTGCCGCAAGAGTCGCAGCCGTCAGGATTGTCAATGTTGCAGGTCGGTTGGGGAGCATTTTCTAAATCGTTGATGAAGTCCTCTAAAGAAGCCAATGTAGTTTTGTTTTGACGTTAAACGAAGGGCAGGCTTTGTTTGCGTACTCGTTGTGTCCGTGTAGGGATAGCTCTCCGTACTCTGCTCGCAATGCCTGTATCAAATTAACCATAGCCACCTCTTGCGCTTCGGTCAAGGTGTCCTTTGCTTTGCCATTCTTATCAACGCCACCAACATACACTACGCCAATAGAGTCCTCGTTGTGTCCGCTTGTATGCGCACCCACCTTCTCAACAGGTCGGCCTTCGTGTACCGAGCCGTCAAGGTAGATGACGTAGTGGTAGCCGATGTCCTTCCATCCACGCTCCAAGTGCCACTTGCGGATTGTTGCTACGTCAAAGTGCTTGCCTTCGAGAGTAGCCGTACAATGGAGGATTATGCGCTTTAAAGGTCTCATTGGTTTTGATTTTAATAAAATCTTGCTCGTTATTGGTTTTGATAAACCTATTTAACAATCTTAAGTAAAATTGTTGAACCGACTTAACGACCTTGCCCTCCGTAGGGCTTCTTGTAGTTCTTGCTCCGCTTGTTGCTGCTTGCACTCTTTGAATGCTTGCCTCGCTTCTTGCTCTTGCTGATGAACTTACTTACCGCCTGTTGCTTTGCCATCGTTAGGGTCTTTTAAAAACATAAGTGCAAACGCTCCCATCAGGAATGCAGATACCTCCGTAAGAGTAGCTCGCTGGTAGAAGACAAGCACGAAGCATAGCCCAATAATAAGAAGTCCCAAGATGGTGGTCTTGGGATTCTTAAAGAGTCGCTCAATTAGCACGATTCTTCTCCTTTAGCCAATCCCTGCGCCACTTCCACAAGGTGTAGGCAAGTGAGGCAACCAGAACCAAAAGGCCAAGTGCCTGATGAACGTAGCCTACCAACAGTCCTGCGCCTGTCAAAGACCAAGACGTGATTACTGAATCAGCAGATTCCCGTGTCATTGCTCAACAGGAGGTACAGGAGGTTGGCAGTATGCTGCTTCGGGGTTAGCCTTGCAGTATTCCTCTGCGTATGAAGATTCCCATCCTGCGAACACGTGAACGCCACAGGGGGCTGGATAAACAACGTAAGAGGCAAAAGACGTAGCAAGAGGCTCACCAGTCCACAGGATGTCTACTGCGTACTTCGGTGAGGTCTTCAAGCAAACTTGGTTGCCCTCCTCATCAGTACCCCATTCGGTGCAGAGGTAGCCCAACTCAACTACTGCCGTAACCAGCTCGGAGTTCCAAGAGGTTACAACCTCACCTTCTGGATTGGTTGTAGTCGTTTCAATCTTGGCTTTAGCCGTAGCCCATTGGGTGGGCGTGAACTCGTATTTAAGAAATTTCATAGGTTAGGCAGTTAAGGCAGCGAGGTCGCTATTTGACAAACGAGTAGGGAACAGAATCGCTTGCTTCGTGATGTTCGTGTTAACGTAGGTATTGTTCCACTCGTTAAGCAAGAAGTAGTTGCAAGCAGGGATGCTGCCGCTTGAAGCACTAATGATTTGTACTCCGTTTTTGTAAACAACAAGGTCGTTATTTGCGTAAGCAATGGCGTACTTGTCGTTCTCCGAAACAGAAGCAGTATCGTTGTACGTCAATGGTGTACCAAACTGATTTACTCCTCCAATCTGAATGTAGATAGCAAGATGCCCGTTACTGCTTTGGCGGTACAAAAGCATAGCATCACCGAAAGAAGATGCGCTACCACTTAACGCTAAAGCGTGACCATCACCTGATTGGCGGTAGTCAACTGAACCTTGCCAGAAGATAGTACCAGCAGTCTGCCCGATAAGGCTCGGAACTGAACCAGTCAAAGCAGCATCCGCAACCCTTGTAACGCTCGTTCCCAATGTGGGGATGTACGAGGTGGCGTAGGCTCCTGCTTCTACCTGTGCGCCCCAGATGTACATAGTTTGACCAGCACTACCAACAAACAAGATTTGAAGCACCTCATTTGAACCAAGCGTAGCCGTAGCCGTAATGCGATACCATCCGTTTCCGTAGCTTGTAATCGTTCCTGTACCAGTCGTTGGCGTTACAACTTGGGTAGATAAATTAAAGTTTACTAATAAACTTGAAGAACTTGTAAACAAAGCAATGGTAGGGGTTGTACCAGCCTTTACAAAAAGGCTAATGGTTCCCGTTCCTGCGCTGCTTCCCGTAAACTCATAAACCCTCATAGGCGCTCCACCTAAAAGCGTAATCTTATCTGAACCATTATATCCAGATGGGTCAAGAGTATCGGTAGTATTTGAACTGATAGTTACGTTATCAATTCCCAACCAAGAAGCAAAATTCTCGCTCTTGATTTGGCTGTTCGTCCTCTGCGGCTCAAGCAACAGGCGAGGACAAGTACTATTCAAGTAGTCCAAACGGGGTAACCCACTAACAGGGCCAACGCTTACTGCTGCGCTGGTGGTGGCGATGTAGGCTGTTGCTACTCCCGTTTCCAACTGCGCTCCAAAAACATAAACGCTACGTGAACCAGTAGTGCTTAAAGTTAAAACACCAGTAGTAAACGTGGCTGAACTTGAAAGCGATGCAATAAGAGTAGCACGATACCAACCATTGCCCACTGAAGTTACAGTTGCTCCGCTTCCGTTAATAGTAGTAAACGTGCCATCAGTAAGATTTATTTCAATACGAGCAGCAAAACCACCACCAGAAAAGATGTAAGGCTGGATGAAGTCGTGATTGTTTTTCTTTAGGTAAATGCTATAAGTGTATTCGCTTGTTGCTGCGGCCGTGAATAATTGGTTCACGTTTATTGCATTGGTAGCAGTAGCCGTTATCGTATCAGCATTTACTACGCCATCTAAAGGATTGGCGATAGTGTTAGCAGTTGCTGAGTTTCCTAATTCCTTGTACCAAGTTGCATCGGAAAAGTCTTGTGAGTACAAAGCAAGATTCGTACGCACCTTCTCAATAAGGCCATTACTTGCAACACGGGTTGCACTTGAGGCACGGCTGAACGTAAGGTCACCCGACCCATCCAAAGGCTTCACCGAGTAGACCTTCTGGTCTTTGTATCCGCTTGGAATCATTACCAAGCTGGCATCGTCAAAATAGCTCATCAGTTCAAAATAAATAGTTGGTCAATCAAGCATTCTTCTCCCTCCAATGTTGCTCCGTCATCGGTCATACGCTGGATGTAAGTATCAAAAATATCGTAGTAGGTGTCCTCGTTCAGATCCTGAATAGCAGCCACCAAGCAATCGTATCCCTCAACTAACCCACCATCGTTGGTTACACGGGTAACGTATTGGTCTACGATTTCATTAGCAGGAGAGAAGCACGGAGGTGCTGACTCGTTCTGGATGGACAAGGTCGTTTCATCCACTTGGCCGAACCAAGTAGAGCAGTAGATTGCACCCCAAGACATTAAGTTAGCCATTCTTCTCTTTCTCCTTTAAATAACTTTGCAGCTTCACTATATTGCCCTTCTTGGGTTCGTATTGCTTTTTACAACACCCACGAGCTGAAGTTTGCATCTGTGTCTGGGAAGACATCGGCATTTGAGTTTTGATAGTATTCAGGGAATGTCGCTTGGTTGTAGCTCATATAGGTGATGAAGCGGTCAGTATAGTACTGTGCTATGTTGCGCTCCTTCTCAACCAAAAAGTCAACCTCGTTCTTTTCTACGCTTGTTGAATTCTCGCTTGTGTGCTTGTATACACCACCATTGGCAATCGTGTACGCAGCAAAAGGCAAGTACTCAACCATAGCGTAGTGGATCAGCATCGGCTGAAGATAGTCGTTTACCAACGCCAAGTAGGGATTTGCAAGCGTTCCTGCGATGATGTCGTTGCTGATCTTGTCATATAGGCGAGTACCCGTATAGTTTTGGATGTGGATTTCTTGGGCAATCTTGATGAACTGAATAAACTTATCCGTGTCCACGTTGCCACCGAGTGCGGTGTTACGCACCAAATCCTCTCGCTTAATCCAAAGTGCCGTTGCCATTATTTACGTGGGTTTACAAATCCTTCATTGGGCATATCCACAGGGCGAAGTGCTACGTCTTTAGGATTCTGCTCTAAATCTACTCCTGCTCTACGAGCTTGGTTAACGCTCACCTCAGCGTTGGGGTTGCCTACGTCAGGCGTTACGCCTTCGGCTTTTGCGAGGTAGGTCTTACGCATCCAGAAGTGGTGGCATCTTGCTCCGCCCTTATACAACCAGATAGAGTACGTGGCTGCTCCTGCTACACCGAATCCTGCGTTTACTGCTTGGCTTCCCATACGCTCAATGTCCTCCTTGCGGTAGACCTTGCTTGCTGCTACCATCTTCTTGCAGAACTCACGGCTATTGGCCTTCGTTGCTTCAGGAGCGTAAGCATAACGCACCTTGTAGCGTTTGCCTTCTTCAGTTACTCCATCTTGGCTGCTCTTGGCGTTTGGGAATGCACTGCCTGTTGATGCGAAAGCATATTTGCTCAATGCCTGTTCTGCCTCGTAGTCAACGGGACGCTCATCTACGAGTTCCCATTCTTCTTCGTTGATTACTTCGCCTAACTGCTCCAACTCCGTGAAGACCGCATCGAAATGCTCATCAGTCGGCTCTTGGCTTGACAACTTCACGCCTGTCTCCTCCTCACGGGTTTCTCCATCCATCGGGGTGACAATCTCCTCCGTGAACTCAAGCGGCTGAAGCGTCTTGAAGTACAAGTTTAGGTTGATGTCGTTGTAGTGAAGGATGGTTTCAAAGCCATCAAGAATCACCTCTTGCTTTGGGCGGATGACAATGTTGTCAAGCAACGTAGAAGCCGTTTTAAGCTCATCTGCATTGTTGCCGAGACCTGTGTTATCCTTGATGCCCAAAAGCATCGGAGAAACGATTCTATGGGCTACCATCAACTTGCTTGTTGCTTCTGCGCTCAAGAACTGATATTGGTCAGCAGCATCCGACAACTGAACGGGGTCAATCGTAGCAGCAAGCTCCTTGTTGTCGTTGAACGCCAAGATGAACTTACCAGAGTTTGATGAGCCGCTGAACTTGTTTGCAATCTGCATCTCAATCTGCCTACGCTCTTCTTCACTCGGTACTCCGTTGTTGAAGTTAATCAACATTGACGGAGCAAGTCCGTTCTGAATGTTATTGATGTGGTAGTTGGCAATCTCCTCCTCAAGGTTTGCGTAAGGAAGGCCGCCTTGATAGTCAACGGGTGAGTAGTAGTAGAATCCTGCTCGGTAGGGCTTAAGGTACAATACCTCCAAACCTTCACGGCTTGTGCCAAATGCAGGGATGCGTACAGGCGTTTCTTTGCGGCTGCGAACATCAGCCCAATCCTTTGCGTAGTAGTAGGCTTTTACCTCACCATCCTCATCGCAGCGTTCTGCACGAAGCGTCTCCACAGGGATATGCTCTACCTTGACAATGGTGTTGTGGTCTTTCGAGTAGATTACCTGAATGGCGCATTGCCCCATCATCACATAATCAGAAACAACCTTCTTGACGCAGTCCTTTGTGAATAGACCTTTCATCGCTGCGTACTCACTCGGCTTGCGAGCAGAATCCGTAGCGTCAAGACCCTTTCCGTAGGTCAAGTCCATCAACGAGTTGAGGATTGCGTTGTTGGTTGGTGACCCGTTATAGCGGTCAATCAGATATTGGAAGTAGTCGTTGTCTTCTCCGTACTCTACCCAATCCTTGCCCTGCACCTCCTTGATTACGGGGGTGGTGTACGAGCTTAAATTGACTACGTGGACTTTAGATGATGATGTACTCATTGCTCATAGTTTGTTGCTCCGTGTACACTCCTGCGTTCACGGTGTACTTGTCGTATTCGGTCTGGGCGGTTACAAATACCCTATCTCGGTAGATGAGGTTGCCATCATAGATTAGCTTCATTCCGTAGAAGCGGCTATCTACCAAAGTAAATACTGCGGTGAGATACATAAAGCCATTGGCCTCTTCAATCGTTGGATTGATTGTAGCGGTTGTATTGGTGCTTTCATCGGTCAGGTATAGGGTAACGCCATCAAGGTCATTTACCTCTGCCTGAACGCACGCAGAGCCTTCTAACGTGCCGTTGTCAAGCAACACACGCTCAAAATACAAGTCCAAGTCCTCTGATGAGTAAACGAACTCACGTGGGATGATGGTAATGGTTTGGGGCGAAGCCGATACTTGAAGAATATGCATCTCAAGTAAATAACCTCACGATGTTAAATTGTTTGAAAAAGAAAAGAGGGCCGAAGCCCTCTCATCCATCCCATCACTTTAGCACTCTTTCGATTTGCTGAAGCAAATATATTAATAAGTTGGGAACTTTTTAATCAGAGCCAAAAAGTCCATATGCTGCTTCTTTTGGACTTTCATTGCATCAATAGCCTTTTTGTAAGCAATAGCAGTAGGTGAGTTTGTAGGCCATTTCTGCAATTCCTTGACATATTTGCTAATGTAGCTATCAGCAGCAAAAATACTTTTTTCAGCACTTGTTTTAGCCTTCTGAATCATCTGATACGCTGCATAAGCTCCATTTGCAGCCTTATCACGGTCAACCGCAGCCTCTTTAGCGTCAAACAATTCAACCTTCATCGGTTCTGCTGAACGTACTTCCTCGCCAATCTTAGCGATTTTAGAAAAAATGTGTTTGCTCATTATTTAATCTCGTTTAAGAATTGTTTCATATCATTTCGCAGCATTGAATACTGGAGAATGACTTGACGTCCCATATCTACAACCTGCATACCCTGCTTCCACAAAGGAACCTGCTGCGGCTTACCACCCATCTCAATTGCTACTGCCTCAAGTGGCTTAAGCTCTTGCTTGATGTTGTTGGTCATTCGGTCAATCACATCAATGTTCTCATCAATGGTCTTGAGGTTTTGTTGTACTTCAAGTTTCTTATTGTTGATTTGAGACACAATTGACTCAATCTCGCTCAAAGATGCTGATTTAAGGTCTTGCATCAATCGCTCAATATCACGAACAGGGGCATTCAACGAGCCAATACCACGAGCCTTCAAAGGTTCAATAAAAGCAAATGCTTTCATTAAAGAGCTGCGTAATGCATCAAATTGATTTGAGAACTCGTATTTTGCTGCTTCTTCTGCAATAGAAGATACACGCTTAAAAGCCTTTTGTAGTGTGTTCATCTTGTAAATATAAGGGGGCTTTCGCCCCCCTCATTATTTAGGAGTTAGAACCTGTTACGATGGTGTCAGTTGCACCTGCAAGACCCGCAAACGGGTTATTCAGCGTAGCACCTGAGATGAAGTTGGCAGGAAGTTGCTCTTGGGCCTCCATACAAGGTGTAGCCTGAAAGGTCACCCATAGCAGCACCCGTTACGATGGTTCCACCTGTTACCTCTGCTCCGTAGTTCTTACCCATCAAGAAAGCATTGCCGTTGTAGTCCTCTACAACAACGTAAGGACGTCCGTAAGCCAAAAGCTTCAGTTCCTTGTTGTCTTCTTTGGTCAATTTGGTCAAGGTAAGGTTCAACGTCTGCGTGAAGAAGGTAGTACCATTCTCACGGCTTGAGTTGAAGGTTTGCTCAAATGAGCTATTTCCTTTTACCAAGTATTGGTATGCAGAGAATGTACCACTAATGTTGGTCACCTCATCGTTGGTCAGGGTGATAGTACCCAAGTCACCAAAATCTACAAAGTACACGGCATAGATGCCACCTACTACGTCCTTACACGGAACTGCACGTCCTTTTGTTAAATCGCAAGCCATTGTTTTGTTTTAAAATAAAAAAGAGGGCGAGGGCAATGCCCAAGCCCCCTCTTGGTTAATCATTAGACCGATTAAGAGTAGAGAACTACGTCAGAACCGATTCCGTACTGAACACCTGCGAAGAAGCGCAAGATTACACGGATGTTGTCTGAACCATCAAGGTCAGCCATATCAAGTACACGAACCTCGTTGCGCTCGTTCAACAGTCCTGTTCCGAAGAAAAGGTTTGAAGTTTGAGCAGCGACCATCTTGTTAGAAGGAAGTCCGTTGACCATAGCAACACGAACACCATCAAAGAACAAGTCTCCGTTGCCGTACCACATAGTGCCTTTGTTGTCAAGACCATTAGCACCAAGACCTGAAGTACCGAAGCCACCAAGCGCACGAACGTAAGCCTTAGCCACGTTTTGTGGAACGTAGATGGTCAAGTCCTCCTTGCCGTAAAGGGCAGCAGGGATAGCGTCCATTACCTTGCCAAGCTCGGTGATGACGTTAGAAGCAGTCACAGTCGTAGCAGTTACGTCTACAACGTCAGCGTCAGCAGTCATCAAAGAGATAAGACCTGAGAACTCACCTGCTGAAGCAGCGTTTCCGTTCCAAATGTTCTGCTCAATCTTTTGGGCAGTCTTGGCAGCTACGTGAGCAATCAAGAAGTCAGCAAAAGAAGCAGGGATGCTATCGTAGGCAGAGAAGCCCATTTGTCCACCAATCCAAGAATCGTAGTAGTCCTTCTTGCAAAGCTGAAGGTTAACTTGGAATGGTTCAACCTCAAGAACTCGGTCAGTCAGAGTCAAGGTTGAAGTGGCATCAAAATCACAAGTGGCGTCCTTGACGATTCCGTCAGTAGCAACTTTTTGAAGAGTGGTGCGGTAGTTTACGTTTGGAAGAATCTCGATGAGACTCTTGTCAAGCGTGTCTGCGCTCAAAAGAGCAGCAGAGATGTACTTTGACGCAAATTGACCTGCGTACGAAGTAGTGATTGAAGTGGTCGTTGCCATTTTCTGTTTTTATTATTTGTTAAGACGTGCAAGGACTCGGTCAAGGGTTTTTGCGGGACGCTTGAACTCAACCTTGTTGGCTTGCTTTGTTTCGGGGTTGTGTTTGATGGGCTTCGCAGCAGGCTCGGCTGACAACTCGGCTTTCACCGCTGCCATCTCTTCCTTCTTGGCGTAGCCGCCCATCTCCTCACGCATTGCTTTCATCTCCTCACGCATCATTGCAATCTCTTCGAGAACTTTCTCTACGATGGCTGCAACGGCAGGAGCTTCTTCTTTTACTTCGACTTCTGCGAGTTCAGTAGATTCTTCAGCAGAGGCTTCAACCTCAATTTCAACTGATTCTTCTTCTACTTCTTCGGCAGCAGCCTCTTTAATTTCAGCGATGAGACCTTCTTCGGTGATGACCAATACACGACCATCAGAAAGAAGATGCTCACCAACAGGAGCAGGTACTCGGTCTTCGCCACTTACGACAAATACCTCGTTTCCTGCTTCAAATACTTCAGCTTCAAGAACGGCTCCGTTCTCAAGCGTCATTTGCTCAAACTTCACCTCACGAATGGATGATAGCTCGGCAAGGATGCGGTTAAGGATATTATTTGCTTTCATATCTAACTAAATAAAGAATTGGGGGTTGCTTGTTACATTTTATGGATTGATGATTACATCACCTTGACCCACCAAAGAGCCGATGCCTTGAGCAGGCAAAGAGCCGTCACAACATTTGCGTGAGTAGGTGTTGTCCTTGCAAAGGCATCCACGATTGCCGCCTCGTGGTGAGGCTACTGGAAGTTTTTGTGGTCGCATCATAATTTACCGAGTTCTTTAAGTTTGCTTTCTGCCCAGCGCTTTGCAGCCAAGCCTCCCCATAGCAGGTATGAGATAGTGCCGCAGGCTTGCGTGTCGTTCTCATCGTAGTATTCTTCGGCTCTTGATAGGTACGAGTACATACGGGTAATGGTCTCTACGCTCACAGGCTTGCCTTGTGCGAGTTGCTGCGCACGCACCTTGCCGACAGGGGTAGCACACTTGTTGCCGTTGTTCTCATTCAGCTCAATGCCTCGCTTGGCGTTGTTGCGTACCGCTTCAGGATAGTCCGAGTAGGATTCAAGCTCCATACGCTTACCAGACTTCTTGCGTCCATCACGTTTGATGATGGCTACGATTTGCGATAGCAGCAAAGCCGCCTCTTGCTCCTCGATTATTTCCATCTCTTGCTTGGCAAAGTTCATCTTGTCTACGAAGTACCCTTCGATTGAGAATCCCTTGACCTTGCCTGTCTTTACAAAGCCATCCCAAATCTCAGGATTGTTGACCTTCATAGAAACCATCCACGTACCAACAGGTAAATCCATTCCGTACTTGCGGCTCTTGTCGTGGGTCTCATCTTCGATAATCCAACTCTCTACAACTGTGAGGCCGTTGATGCCTACCTCGTGTTCAAGGGTAGCGTTGTTCTGCTTGGCCTTTTGAAAGAACATCTCACTTGCCTTGCGGATGGTGTTCTCTGAAAAGTAAACGTAGAACTCCTCCTCACCATTTACTCGGTAGATGGGTTTGTTTGGCACGAGTGCTGCTCCCATCAGGATGCGCTTCTCTTCGCTCTGCGTAGCGAACTCAAGGCGTTTTGAGTTGAGGGCGATGAAGTCCTCCTCAATGGCA